GTTCCTCCACCCTTGTAAGTGTGAGTTCCACATAGACAAACTCCATCTGGTGCTAAGTAAGTTGTTGAACTAAATGCTTCATTGTAAGGAGCAAATGCATCAACCATTAAACCATTAACAACTGTTTTTAGTAATTGGTCTCTTTGTTCCATCAAGTAAGCATCAATCTTTGTTGTATCATCCTTTGCTCTAACCATTGTAGTTTGAGAAACGGTCATTCCTAAACCACCTCTTTCTGCAGAAATAGTTGTGTTATATCCTTCCTCTAAACTCTTTGCATCAGGAGTTTCTAATTCTCCTAATTTTCTAAAACCAGAAATACCTTCTAATGAAGAATAAATTTTGTCATACTCTGTTGAGCTTCCAAAGTTTATAAACTCCAATTCCATGTATTTTTCTAGTCTGTTTTGTACTGCTAACCTAAAAGGTTTTTGTAACCCCTTAATCGCTAGGTTAGTGTAATCACTAATTGTTGTAGCCATATTTTCTTTCTAATTATTATCTTTATTATCAAAATATTGGTTTGTTAATTTTGACTTCTACATTGTTTTTAGAACCAACAGTACCAGCCGTAACACTTGGACTAACTAGTAAAACATTTTTTGAAGTTGCTCCAATATCAATCAACTGAGCATCTGTTATATCACAAGCACTTCCTTTTTTTGCAACTGCAAAGTTCTCATCTGCTGTTCCGACCAATGTAAAGTCATTTCCAATTGTTATTTCAACTGTTGTTTCTCCATTGCCAGCTCCATTTGGTGCATAAGCAACTGCTGTTGAAGCCGCAACTGCTGGTATAATAAGACCAGCATCAATTGCAACTAAACTACCTGCTGGAATAACTGTTGCTGAATCCTTAACTGCAAGAACTGTTCTTACTTTTTCGCCATTTTTAATTTCAAAATTCATATTTTTATTTATTTATTTCAAATCCCTTTGGTAGATTTGATGAGAACTTCTTAAAGAATTCATCTTCTTGTTCAGTTCTAACACTTCTATTATTGGGATTTAGATGTGAATTATCTTGTTTTATTTTTTCTTTATGAGCAGATGACCATAATTTGAAGTCTTCTGTCTCAAGAACTTCATTTATTGATTTTCCCATACCCCTTGAAAGGATTTGGGCATAAGATAACTCTTCGTCGTCTAGTGAAGATAATGTTCTAACTTGTTTAGCAAGTTCTATTGGGTCAGTCTCTTTTGTTTCAATTGCTGGTTTATTTTTTACTTCTTCAGTCTTTCCCACAAATTCTTCTAACTCTTTTATCCTTGCTTGAAGTTTCTCTTTCTCTTCTTTTAAGGCAAGTATTTTTTCCTTTCTTGCGGTGTTTATTGCGTATAGTTTCTTATTCTTTTTCTCAATATCTGTTAGTTCTTCCTCTGTTTTACCCTCCAAAGTTGTTATTTCTTCGGGAGTAAGGATTTCTTCTTCCTCTGGTTTAAGAGTTTCCTTCTCAATTTTTGTTTCTTCCATAATTTTATTAAATTAAAGGTTAATAATCCTAAGTGTTGTTATGGGTTATCGCCTCCCAATTTATTATTTATATATTTTCTTAATTGTTTTTTTCTCTTGTGGAATAAGCCTTTTGTAAAACTTTAGTAATTGCTTTGAGGCTTCCCTTCTTCCAATTACTTCAGCTACTAATCTGCTTTGTTCTCCCATTACAATCTCGTCTGGAATATTTCTTACATCTGATAAATCAGACATAAGGTCAACCAATTCCTCCCTTAGAGATTGTCCAAGTGGAGAGTTTCCCACTTCATTTATAAGTCTATCTTTTGTTTCTTTTAACAATGTTTGTTTTTCTTCGTATATCATCATATTCTTGTTTCATTGATAGTTCCTTGTGTTTCTACTGGGGCTGAAATACCACCACCAGCACCACTTACTCCAACGGTTCCAGCCATTGGAACTTGTGGAATCTCTGCTCTGGCACTAACTGGAATATTTGATTCAAGGTCTGCTAAACTAACTCCAACCTGTTCTAGGTATTTACTAAATATTCTTTTCTTTGTTGGGTCTTGTAGTATAGTTGGGTCTGTTGTTATTGCTTGAAGTGTTGTTATTAGTGCTTGTGCTTTTACTGCCGCAGATTCACTTTCACCAGTAATATCAATCTCTATTTCGTATTTAGCATCTTTATACCAATCCTTTGGAACTGTTAATTGAATTTCTCCTTTTCCCTTTGTCTCTCTTTCTGAAATAATTTTTAATACTTCTAATCCATTTACATCTGGCAACCTTCCTGTATCAAGAACCTTTTGAAGTATTTTATATTTTACATTAACATTAGAAACTAATTCTGCTAACTTGTCAATATCTTCACCAGCTATTTTAACCATATGTTCCTTGTTCATTTCTTCTGATAGTCCTGGAATAACGAAGTTCCAAATAAATGATTTTAATTCTAAAGAATAATCTTCTCTTATTTGGTCAAAGAAACTCATTGCTTGTGCTGTACTTAATTGAGCAGAACCAAGCGGTGTTCCTGCTGGAGTTCTTTCTCCCCTCATAATATCAGTTGTAAATGTTTGTGCCTGTGCATTTCTTTCCCATAACTCTGTTTCATTTAAGAAGTGTGATAGATTTCTATCCTGCATATCAACTGGTTGTATGAACTCATTAACATTTAATACATCTCCATTCTCTGCTTCCGCTAATAGATTTCTTGCTACTCCACTATCTCTTCCTTGCCATAACCTCAATGTATTAAAGTATGATGATTTAACCTGTTGATTGATTATCTCATTTATTCTTATTTGATTTTCACTTAGAAGTTCTGGAATTCCTACACCCAACCATCTTCCTGGAATTTTATTTATATGAAACTCTTGATATGGGTGTCTTGTTACCATATCCTCAAATAGCAATTCGCCACTAAATGTTTCAAGGTTATTTTGTTGGTTATTTTTTATGTCGTGAGGAATATCTGCGAATATAATTTTCTTATAATCATAATCACCATTTTCATCTTCTAACTCTCCATATCTCTCAAATACTCTAATATATTGGTCGTTGCTTTTTCTATATTCTTCAATGATTTTTTTTACTTTTTCAGAATCCCAGCCCTGTTCCTTAGCTATCTTCTTAAACTCCATTGGAGTAAAGAAGTGTTGTTCAATAATATAGTTTGAAAAGTCTAAACAATCAGCATTTTGCTCAACAATAAAGTTTTTTAGATTTACAAAATATGATTTACCTTTGTGATACTTAATTACAACACTTCCAAATTGTGGCAACTCTCTTGAAATTCTATTTAGTGTTTTGCCGAACTCATCTTTCTTTAACCAATATTTAAGGTCTCTTTGATAGAACCAAGCCTTTAACCAATCTCCTCCTGGAGCATTTTTAATAATAATATCCTTAGTATCTAAATCAATAGCTTTGGTTGTTGTTCCATTAGCCGCTCTTATAATATTATAAAAGTATAATTTAAGGTCATCTGTGTCAACATCTCCATCAATATACTTTCCATTAGTATAAAGAATAGCTTGATTTATGGCATCTTCTTGCTTAAACTCCCAGCCAGTAGAAACTGTTATTGGTTTTTTATACTCGCCTATTTCTTCGTTTATTTGTTTTAATACTCTTTCCTCTGTTGTTTCCATATTTTTATCTGTGAACCTTTCTCCTTTTTATTCTTTCTCTTTTAATTTCCCTATCCCTTCCAGTAAAATCAAAGGAGTAGGTTTCTTGCTGTGGTTTTGGTGATATTAACCCCCATACCGCCAATGCTAATGAACAAACTGTATCATCGTGCATACCGACTGGAGCTGAATATTTTACATTGCCAGAGTCTGTAAGCTCTTGTGCATATGAACTTAATTCATCTAAAAGCACTGGTTCATTTGGAATAAATACTCCTTTCTCTTGAATAAATATGCTTAACTTATCAATTAAATCCATCTTTGACTTTCCTGTTCTTGAATTTGATGTTGTAAATACAAATGCATCTACGGTTAATCCTTCTCTTTTAATCATTTCAACTATTGGGCTTCCATTTCCAGTAGCATCAATAATTATTTTCGCATTATTATATTTTCTAGCAACACTTACTATTCTTTCTTTTTGTAGGTTCCAATCTATTTTTTGAAATCTATCCCAGTAAACAACACAATGTGTTTGTTTATCAATTACTGTTATTACCGTCCAATCTAATGCTTTTCCTAAATCAACTCCACAAACATATCTATGACTTGCTATTGGTTCTTGATATGTATCATTTATTATTTCCTTTATGTGGTCGCTTCTAAATACCTCTGTTCCACTATCTATAAATTGTGCTAAATACTCTTGCCTCCATAATGCCTCTGGAATTGTATTCTTAATTCTTTCTAATTCCTCTGGTGTATTTAATTTGTTTATAGAACTAGGTGCTGTATAAACAAATCCATCTTTATTTGATTTTATCTGTTGATATTTCAAGTAAAACCAATTCTTTCCTCTCGGTGTTGAGATAAAAATTGTTCTACCCTTTCTAGTCATTGTTGTAGCCGCCAATTCTCTTTCGTATGTCATTGGTGCTATTCTAGAAGCCTCATCAATTATTAAAAGGTCTACCTCGTCGCCTATTAAGCTCGTGGGGTTATCAGCTGTTTTACATTCTATTAAAGAACCATTAGCAAACTTTATTTTTGGATATGGCTTGGTCGTTAACTGATACTCTCCTGGCTCATACAATTTTCCCACAAATTGAATAACATATGTAAAAACCTTTTGTGTTAAATCTGTTGTTGGGGCAACTATCCATACTTTCTTATTAGGAATTATTATTTGTCTAATTGCACAATAAGATACAATAAAGCTTTTTCCTCCCCGTCTGCCCCATACAAGAACAAAGTCTCTTTTCTTTTCATCTGCAAATGCTTCAATAACTGCTCTTTGTCCTTCATGGGGTTTTACTCCCAACTTCTTTAATAACTTTTCATCATTTATTTTTATTGTTGCTTTTTTTTTCATTTTATTCTACCTCTGCCTCATCCACTTCTTCGTATTCTATAAACTGATTATTCTTCTCTTGCTGTGATTCTATTTTAAGTTTCTTTCCTGGATACAAATCGTGTAATTTACATAACTCTATCGCCGCCGATAATCTTGTTCTTTTATCTTCATTACTCTCATCAATTAAATCATCAAACACTTTGAATATTCTGTATTTATCTTGATTATTTATTAGTTGTTTCCAAGTGGCTGTCTGTGTTACTTTAACACAGTTGGCAGAGGATTGACTATAACCTTTTTCTACCATTATTCTAGAAATAACAGGCTTTTTACCTTCGGCAATTTGCTTGACAGTTTCGTCAAATACCTCTTTTACTCTACCACCATTTTTTCTTATTGGTTTTAATTTACTTATTTCTCTACTTACTACCATTTTATAATGCCTCTCTGAGGCTCTATTTTGCCCTGTGAGGGGCTTTTAATCCAATTATAGTATATTTCCTCATTTAAGAAATTATACCTCTTAAAACGCTTAATTTACTTATTTTTTCTCAACTTATTATTTAGTCCCACTTATTCATAACTTCAATTCGTGTTTTCTCTGGTTCACCTTAAATACATAAAAATATTGTGCGACTCTTTTTTATATATATTTATTCTCTATATTATCCTATCAGTAATTCAGTAATATTGTCCGACTCTTTTTCTGGTCGTCCCTTTCCTCCCTTCCCAATCTCCTCTCCTCCTCCCTCCTAAACTGCCCTCCTCTGGGGTGATTATAATATATATACTATGGTTATACCAATGGTATATTACTATAATCACTTGTGATTTTAATCACCCCGTCGTCGGTTGTTTTATCGGTCGGCTTATATCCTTGAATGTTTTTTAATGTCTACATTCAGCGCTATAAGAACGCCCCTTCAAAGACAAGTAACAAATATATATTGTGACCCAGGAAAGCCCTAGTTCCTCAATATATATTTATTATTTATTTTCGAAGCATTTTTATTCTCTCTACTTACATTATACTGTTTTTGATGTATATCCGTCAAGACCCCCCAACTATTAACAAATTGTCCTCTATATATATTAGACGAAAAAATAGCAATTTTGTTACAAGATTGTTTTTAACCATCTTAAGGACATTGTCTAAAACCCAAATACCCTGTGAGGAGACTATAATTATCATTTTCCTCATCCCACTGGACTCTACCCCCCCCCTTATAACATACGGGCTAATAATAATTATTTTCTTATTAGTTGATAGCTACCAGATGGTTGCTACCATTAGGTATATGCCTGTTGATATATCCGATTATATCCGATTATATACGATTATATACGATTAGGAGAGAAGGATGAATATACTTGGTTATGTGTTATATATTGGTTATTATTGGTGGTTATTGGTTATGTATTGGTTATGAGAGATTATATATACATTGTTATACTATGGTTGTATATATGTTGTGTGTTATGTTATATATTATGCCTTAATCTTTTATCTTTTATCATAGTATTTCAATACACATTCATCTAAGAACAATTAAATGTTGTTTTGTTTTGTTTTGGTGGGTATTCCTTGTCTTTTATTATTGGGCGGGTTCTTACCTGTTTCTGATGATCTGATGGGGGTTGACAAGTTTTTAGAGGTATGATAGTATTATTTTAGAGATAAAAAAGTTATCCACATCTGGATAACTTGACAAAAAAATATCAGGGTATATAATGAATGAGATTATAAAAGGTCGGCAATAATAATTAGGTAATTAAGATTAAAAATATGAATAAAAAAACAATAACAGAAACAATGACAATGACAATTGCAGTTATTGCAACGCTTGCCATTGTTAT